GATGGTCTGGATGTATGAATGCTAATAATCCTTTTGGCCGTGTAGGTTCTGGTGTTATTATAAGACAGGGACTTTTTGCTATCACATGTTCACATTTATTTCGTGATGATGCTGGGGATACTATAATTCCACTTGATGAAATAGTTGGAGTTTTATTTGATGGAGAGGAAATTACTTTTTCAAGAATAGAAATGGGACCGGGATTTGATATTTGTCGTCTTATACTTTCTTCTGAGAGTGTCTCAAAAATCACAAATAATCCTAAATATCCCACTTTCAATATCAAATACAAATCTGTTCAAAAAGGTGAGAACATTTGGGCCTTGCGCCCATTGCCTAAAGGATATCAGACTCCACAGGGCAAGGCTTACAATGGAATGTTTGAAAAATCAGCACCAGCAGGTTACACTACTCATCATCCGATGTACCTTTTCACACATGATCTACAATTGACAAAAGGGGATTCTGGAACTGCTATTACAGATTATACTGGTGCTTTAGTTGGATTACATATAGGAACACGTCAAAATGGTGAGAATCAAGGTATTGTCATTACAACTGGTTTATGGTGTGCTTTGTGTTCGCCAACGAATACAAAACAGACATTTCTTGACATTTATAAGAAGACCAAAGAGATGCCCCATACACTGATTCCTTCGGAAGCAAGTCCAATTACACATCATGGTGTTTTTAAATATTTGCCTAAAGATAAGGTGTATCACAATGTAGAATTGATGCAATATGCTCTTGAGAAGAATTATGATTTACCTGAATATCATGATATAGCAATAACAAATATTGAAAACTTGCGTAGAGATTTTGCAAAATTTGAAAAATTTAAACCTTTGAATCCAGATTATCGAACATGGAATTTGGCAGTGGATGCTTTAAGAACAATTTATTTACCCCACATGATGAATAGTTCTGTTTGTGGTTTCAAAGAAGCCTTGGATTTGGCTGATGGTACAAAATCTGCTGGTTTTTTGTACAAACTACTCAATATGCCAAAGAAAAGAGATGTTTTTTCTGAAGGACATGATATTTTGTTAGATGCCATTTTGCGAATTATCAAGGGTGAACCTGTGGCTACAATTTTTGAAGCTTCGCCCAAAGTTGAAATTCGTCCTAATGACAAATTATTTAATCCTTTAGAGGAAAAGAATAAACAAAGAGTTTTTCTTAGTGCTGATACAACACATTATATCGCCGGTGTCATGTTATTTTCTGAT